CCTTCGGATATGATACTGATTATAGAGCATGACGTAACATACGACCAGTATGTAGAATGGCGCGAGGCTGGTCTTGATTATAATCGTGATCGCGAACCTTCTGACTACAAGAACATCAATCTGCGTTCTTGGCTCATGGGATGCCGGTATGAAATGTTAGACAATAAATAATTCAAACAATAAAATTATGAAAGAACTTTTAATAGCTTTCGGAAAGGGTTTACTTTCCACAACCTGTATTCTCGCAGTAGTTCTCTGTGCTTTTAGTTGGAGCAATGAGTTTCCACTGTGGGCTTGTATCACAATCGCTGCAATACTCATTCTTGTGATGGCAACGAACTTCAACTATATTCATCGTCATAAGGTTGTTGTTCACGAGCAGAAGGTTATCACAGAGCCGTTGACGTTCAAAAGTGTCATGAGGTTTATGTCGGATGCTTATGCTCCGAAGGATATTCTTGAGGGCCTCGAAAAGATTGATAAGTGTTCTATCAAGGATTTTATTGAGCTGTCTGGTCCATGTCAGGTGATGAAGTCTGAGGAGCAGGCTCTTCGTGAGCGACTTCGTTCGATGGCAACGTCAATGCTTGATATGGAGCACGACAAGGAACACGCTCGCGAACTATTCCTTATGGGCATTCAGTTTAGTTCCATGTGTATCTATCACAACACGCTCATCAACCGTATGGATGAAGCAGGTATGATTGACGGTCTTGGTGAAAGCGAGGAGATAATGGTCAAGGAGGACTGATATGGCAGTCTTGATGGAAGAAGCCTATTGGGCCAACTCTCATTTCTCGATAGCGCGATACTACGGAGGAATACGTTTGAAGGAAGGACAGGAATTTTCCATCGTCAATAAGAATGGTATTACTCTTCGGGAACTGAGCGACCCATCATCGAAGCATTACGTTGGGGAAGGCATGGCTATCCAACCAGGAGAGCCAGCCGACCTCCTCGACGATCGCTTTATTTCGTTCTACAAACGATTGGGTCGTGACCGCTTCATCGAGATACTAAAAGAGAATAAACGGATGTCTGTTCAAGGTCTTATGCACGTTTACAGGAAGGCCGTAAAATCACTGCCTAAACCTGAAAAGAAGAAGCCTGCAGAACCGGCATCTTTATTCGATTAGAATACTAATTATGTTTAATATATTATGAGAATCTTTAAATTTTCCACTCCATCATGCGGTCAGTGTGCCGCGTTGGAGAAACGCCTCAAAACGGAAGGCATCGAGCATGAGAACATTGATTGCACAAGCAATGAAGGTTCTGAATTGGCTGACAAGTTCGGCATCAACCACGTCCCTACTCTTGTAGTTCTGGATGGCGACAAGGAAGTTCACCGCATGAACTTCGGTGAAGCAGTTTCTAACATTGCAGCACTGAAAGTGTTTTCACAACAGAAGTAGCATTATGGAAGAACTTAGTCAGCAGCAAAAAGATGAGCAGGAGTTTGCTAACGTATGTGCAGAACTCACAGCGCTACACACCAAGAAGAATCATGATTATGGCAATTCATTCGGCAACACGTCGGATAAGTTAGCCAAGAAGAAGCCAGAATACGCCGTAGGCTACCAGCTTGGTATGCTTAGCGTAAAGGTTGACCGCATACTGCAACTTTCGGCCGAATCGGCATGGGTAAAGGATGAGAGCATTGAGGACTCCCTCAAGGACCTCGCCTCGTATGCAATCATGACTCTCGTCGAGCGAAGGAAGAATAAAAAGTAATAACTAAAAACGAACTCGAACAAAGTAATATGGCAAATCCTATCAATCTTATTCCTGGTAAGGCATATTCATTGAGCCTGAAGGATGGAAGTACAGTTGCAAACGTGAAGTACGTGAATGCCGACGTACAGCGAGGAATGTTCCGTTTCCGTATGCCTGACGGAGAGACACGCGAATATCCGTTCAAGGATCTTAAACGTATTGTTCTGGCATGAATGGTGAGTATCTTTTCCGGTTTGCTGTTTCACGCCTTAGTATAGGATGGCAGCGCATTGTGGCGTGGGGTAAACGGACATCGCCACTCGGAACGTTGATTAGTATCGGACATTTAACTATCTATTGGAAGAAAAAATGAAACAAGTATTATTAAGGAAGGACTATATCACCCGAAAGGTGACTCCGCGTCAAGGTGTCGGTATGTACCTTGCCAAGAATGTATTGAAAACATGGAATGAGAAGTTTGTTGACGAGGACACTCAGGAAGAGGTAGTCATCGAGCGTAGCGAGGTTCTGTTTGAACGAAACACCAAGGTCGATGATAAGTTGGCTAATGATGTTGAAGAGTATGGTATCAGTGAGATTGAGGTGACTAACTGTCCTGACAGGGCAGAGGAGTTACAGGAGTTTTTCGATATCGCACATGTTAAGGTCATGATGAAGAACGGCTATGGCACTTCAGCAAACATAATCGTTCGTTCGGACTCTCTTCGTTCAGCAATGGACCTCGCTGCAGACTATGCTGAGGGTGCAGAGAACGACATATTCCATGGAATGAGTGGATGTGTATATATCAATGGCACTCAGATTCTATATGGCATCAAGTTTATTGGTCGAACTAAGGAGGATATCGAGGCAGAGGAGAAGGCTATCGAAGCAGATCAGGATGCTCCAAGAAAAGAACCGTTCAAGGTTCAGGCTTCATTCCTCGACAGCGAATACTATATGCCAGGCGACAAGTCTAAGAATGGCGTGCACGTCAAAGATACATTTGTCGTATGGGCATACGATGTCAGCACAGCCAAGAATATCGTAGAGGCATGGATAAAGCATGAATATGAGACTGTGATTGAAGGACGTGAAAGCCTTCGTGTTGTTGGTGCAACTCAGTTTATCAAACATGTATATATTCCTGCAGAATGCTGCAATCTTTACATCAAGAATGATAAGTTGAAACTGAAGGAGGAATAACTATCAGAAAACCGTGAAGTCCCAAGCAAAGTGCCTGTTTTAGGTATCTTTGCAAGGGAAATCACTTTAACAATTCAACAAGACATGAACAACCTTCTTCAAGCGACTGAGGAAGAGAAGGCTCTTCTCTCCTTTTTACGAGACTACTCGGCGGCAAGCAACGCGGCTACCGGTAGTAAGTATGATGCCAACGCAAACGTTGAGCATAAGAACATAGCAACGCTGATCGGTGAATTACCGAAGGGTCAGTTTATCCGTCTCAATCGTCGTCTGCTGATTGATAAGATAACTGAGCTGTACGGTGAGGAACTTGCAGTGAAGTATATCGACCTCCTTACTCATCATTTCATCTACAAGAATGATGAGACCTCCATTGCGCCGTATTGCGCATCTATCACGATGTACCCATGGCTTTGCAATGGCACTACTGCCATCGGTGGAAACTCTACACGACCTACCAACTTGAAGTCTTTCTGTGGCGGATTTGTGAACATGGTATTCATCGTGTCGTCAATGCTTTCAGGAGCCTGTGCTACTCCTGAGTTCCTTATGTATATGAACTACTTCATCGGTGAGGAATACGGTAAGGACTACTGGAAGCATCCGGAGAAACAGGCAGACCTGTCTAAAAAGGCTCGATCTATCGACAAGGTGATTACTGACTGCTTCGAGCAGATTGTATATTCTATCAATCAACCAACCGGAGCTCGTAATTTCCAGGCTGTATTCTGGAATGTTGCTTACTACGATAAGTGTTACTTCGAGTCTTTGTTTGGTAATTTCTTCTTCCCTGACGGTTCTCATCCGGATTGGGATGGTTTGAACTGGCTGCAGAAGCGCTTTATGCGTTGGTTTAACCATGAGCGCACTCGCACCATGCTTACGTTCCCTGTGGAAACTATGGCGCTCCTTACTGAGAATGGTGAATGCAAGGATAAGGAGTATGGAGATTTCACGGCAGAAATGTACTCGCTCGGACATTCGTTCTTTACGTACATGTCTGACAATGCCGACTCGCTCTCTTCATGCTGTCGCCTGCGTAACGAGATTCAAGACAATGGTTTCTCTTACACACTCGGAGCTGGAGGTGTAAGTACGGGTAGCAAGTCTGTGCTTACATTGAACATCAATCGAATCGTTCAGTATGCTGTTAATAACGGCATCGACTATAAGGACTATATCCGCGAGGTTGCTGACCTATGCCATAAGGTTCAGGTATGCTACGATGCTAACCTGCGTGAACTTAACAATAATGGCATGTTGCCTCTCTATACTGCTGGTTATATCAATGTTGACCGTCAGTATCTCACAATCGGTGTAAATGGCCTTGTTGAAGCTGCGGAGTTCCTTGGTATGGAGATTACAGATAACGATGAGTACAGAACATTCGTTCAGACGGCACTCGGTATTATTGAGGACTTGAACCGCTCGTATCGCGACAAGGATAAGGGCCTTATGTTTAACTGTGAAATGATCCCCGCAGAGAACGTTGGTGTCAAGCACGCTAAGTGGGATCGCGAGGATGGTTACGTGGTACCACGAGATTGTTACAACTCATACTTCTATATTGTTGAGGACACATCAGTAAACATTCTCGATAAGTTCAAGCTCCATGGGGCTCCATATATTGAGCATCTTACCGGTGGCAGTGCGCTCCACATGAATCTCGAAGAGCATCTAAGTAAGGAGCAATACAAAAACCTTCTCCATGTAGCAGCTATCGAAGGTTGCAATTACTTCACATTCAACATTCCTAATACGGTATGCAATGATTGCGGACATATAGACAAGCGATATCTGACAGAGTGCCCTCATTGTAAGAGCAAGAATGTTGACTATCTCACTCGTATCATTGGCTACTTGAAGCGTGTAAGCAACTTCTCGGCTGCACGTCAGATTGAAGCTGGTAAACGTTATTACTCTAAAGGTTAATTCCAAACAACGCCGTGGCAAAAGTTGGACTTGTCGTGAAAGGCAGTCCACTTTTGCCACATTATAACACGATTAAATAATGTACTACGCATCGTTCGATATAGTGTTTCAAGAGATACCAGATGAGACCACATTGGCGCTCACTATCTCTAACTGCCCATTTCATTGCCATGGATGTCACAGCAAACATCTGCGCAAGAAGAACTATGGCGTAGAACTAACATACGACGAACTCGATAGTCTAATTAAGAAGTATGAGCATTCAATCACCTGTGTGTGCTTTATGGGTGGTGATGCTGATTTGGATGATTTATGGGACCTCGCTCTTCATGTTAAGACAAATTGGAATAATATGAAAGTTGCCTGGTATTCCGGAGCAGAAGGAATACACCATGATTTCCCAGACGCTTTATTTGATTATGTAAAGGTAGGTCCTTATATTGAATCATACGGAGGGTTGAAATCTCCAAAGACAAACCAAAGATTATATCGCATAATAGATAACCAATATATAGACATAACATATAAATTCTGGAATAGAAATGGCTAACATCTACTTACGCGTTTCATCCTACGTCGCCGCGTTCTGGCGATCTAACGGAAATGGTGAATCTTTGCCGAAGAACGAACCTTTGAAATTCTCCCCTTACACACTGGAGTATGCGGTGCTATCTAATTGCCTGCGAGTCGTACCAGAGAAACAGCAGCATCGAGCATCGTGTTATTCTGCGTCAGCATGGAAGAATATGTCAGAAGGACGATTGCCGGACGGAGGTAAACCTATCCTCAATCGCAACAAAGAGGACTATCTTACATACGCAGAGGTCTGCACTCTCGAAGGACAGGCTAACAGAACTAAAACAGAGGCTTTCGACTTTCTCTGTATAGAAATGCCTCGTGAAGTTCTTATCAACAACCACGTCTATCGTACAGGCAAAAGTCATACGCTCGATTCCGAGGCAGCCAAGGATCTTAGAGACCTTCTCCGTCAAACCTTCGTTCGCATCTACTTAGAGTTTGAGCAGAACAATCGTGCGTTTGCGAAGTCGAAAGGCTTTCATCGCTCCCACATAGAAATACTCGAACGCTTCTTCATGGAATACGACATTCCTGTGAGCCATGACAACAAGGAACGCGAGACGCTTCGTCGCCTTGCACAGCGCTGGCGAAAGGAAGCATTAGCACTCCAAAAGTCATCAGAAATACTCGATAACGAGCTTATAACTCGTATTGATGAGCATGAAATGCGTGGCGGTTTGCCAAAATACGACAATCCGTAATAAAATTACATCGTGTTAATGAAATTAAATCAAAAATTAAATTTATGTTAAAAAGTTATACACTTTCCATGTTTTTATGTTGACACCCTGTCCTCATGTTTTTGCCGCATAGGAAAGTCTTTTTTTCGATAACAAATAAGTAACAATAATCATGGATAAATGTAAAGAAAGCATCCTCGATGATATAGTCATCGTAGATATTTTGAAGGCGAGCTCTGTTGCTGTTAGTATTCCACCTACCATTCCAATTACATCCATAACAGAAACAAGTGGAATGTTTGGTACGCCACATATTAGTGCAGGTCTTGGAACTGATAAGGGAATCACTCTTGCTGATAAGGCTAATCTGCATTACGTAAACTCTCGAATACAGGCAGGGAATGTATATACTCATGACTTTACGTTTTCTGTGTTAAGCGGAAAAGAGGACGCAGAAAAGATGGTAAACGAGCTCGAAGGAATACCTATTCATATAGTATGCACACGCGCGAGCGGTGAAAAGTTCATAGTTTATGCTCTCCCGAATGCAACCAGTGTTGACATTGACACAACTCTATCGTCTGCTTCTGCTTTCACAATAAAAGCCAAGATACTATCAATGTCTGGACCAATCGCAATCATCCCTGCATCATAGTAGATTCATACAGCGCTTTATTAGTTTTTGCCCAGCCGTTATCGGTTGGGCTTTTTATATAATCTGTAGTTTCACATACAGAAACATATAGACACATACAGACACATACTTTTGATTATCCTGTTAGCATATAAGCTCAGCCTTTACGGTTGAGCTTTTTTTTGTTTGTATTTGGTATTTTTGATTGTTTTGTTTACCCAAAATCCCCGAAAAGCGTCCCGAGTGCCTCTCGTGGTTGATGTCGTATCTGCCTACCTTTGCAACGATTTCAAAACAAAACCAAATCAAGAACAATGAACAAAGGACTACTCGAAATCCTCAAAACTCGCTTATGGATGGTATCTCCTGAGTTTGCTCACAACACCCGTGTGATGCTGGAAGCGAACCTTACGAGCCATGCTGCCTTCGAGTCCGATGACGAGAAGCAACCAGGTTACATTGTTGGCAAAGATGCACAGCCTATCATCAAGGAGTATCAGGTTACAGAGAAAGGTAAGACTCGCAGCCGTTGGTCTCTGGCTGAAATGGATGAGCCATTCGTGAATGTGCTTTCCGTTGATGGCCCGATTACACGCTACGGCGGTGGTTGCTCTTACGGTTCTGCTGAACATCGCGACTGGATGATTGAAGCGGCTAACTCTGAGTTCTGTGTGGGCCACGTGTTCTACATTGACACTCCTGGTGGATCAGCATGGGCTAAGAACGATTACCAGCAGGCAATCGACTACGCCCATAAGAAGAACCAGAAAGTTATCGCATTCATTGATGGCACATGTGCTTCTGCCGGTATGTATCTCGCAAGTCTCTGCGATGAAGTGTACTACATGCACCCTAAAGACCAGATTGGTTGCATCGGTGTGATGGCTGCATTCTACACAGAGAAGTCTGGCGAAAAGAACCAGTACACCAACGAGACATACCATGAGCTTTACGACCCAGAGTCTTTCGACAAGAACAAGTGGTGTCGTGATATTGCCAACGATAACGACTCTAAGTTGCTTATCAAGGAACTTGCAGAACTCGGTGTAGAGTTCCGTAAGGACGTTAAGAAGTCGTTCCCTCGCTGTTCGGAAGAGCACCTTCATGGTAAGACTTTCGACTGTGGAAAGGTGAAAGGTATTCTTTGCGACGGACAGGCAACATTCTCAGAGGTAATTGCTCGCGCATTTGCACTCAGTGACGGAACAGCTCAGCCAGTCGTTCGCGAGGTGACACAAAATGGTTCAACCGGAATGATGTCAAACCAAAACCCAAGTATAAACATGAAGAAGTACGAAACGATTGCCGCTGCGTGCGGCGCTGAGAAGTTCGATGCTGACGAGCAGGGTGCCATCGCACTCGACAATGCTCAGTGTGACGAACTCGCAAAGAAGCTCGATGCTGACAAGGAAGCACTTGACAAAGCTAACGAGCAGGTGAAGGATCTCCAGGGCAAGCTCGATGCTGCCTCTACAGCTAAGGACGAAGCAGTCAAGGCTGCTAAGGACGAAGCAGAGAAGGCTGCTAAGGAGAGTGCCGACAAGGTTGCAGAGGAGCACAAGCAGGCTCTTGCTGACCTCCAGGAGAAGTATGACAACGCCGTTGCTGACGCTAAGAAGGCAATGGATGATGCTGAGGAATCTCACAAGAAGGCTATGGCCGACGTGGAGGGCAAACTCAAGCAGACAGAAACAGAGCTCGCTTCTGCTAATCAGTCTCTCAAGGATAAGGACGAGCAGATTAAGACTCTGACTAAGAAGCCAGCCGACGAGAACGGCGGTTCTGCAGCATCTAACGGCACTGGTGCGCCTGCCGATGGTGAGGTCACATGTAACTATCCTGCATACGATGACAGCAAATCTCCTTTGGAGAATAAGCGTATTCGTGAGCAGTATGCCAAGGAGCACGGTATTTAGTGCTCAAAACAAGACAGTAAACAAGATTCAATAACCATCAAAAACCAAAAAGAAAATGAACAACACCAATTTCATCGGTAAGGAAGCCCTTACCAAGGTAGCAGATCAGGTTGGTAAGCAGATCATCATGGGTCCTGCATACGACGACCCTGAGCTTCTCGACCGTCTCGGTATTCAGGTTATCAGCGGCGTTCAGTTCAAAAAGACTGACCACCTCCTCGTTCGCAAGGGTGGCACTACCCGTCGCAAGAAGGTAGGTGAGAATGTATCAAGCAAGATCGGCTTCATCAAGGAGCGTGTACTTGTTGCAAAGCTCACTTGGAACCGATTTGTTGACAACATCGACAACTACACTGAGACAGTGTTTGGTACTGACAGCACTCCTGGCGGTAACTATCCAATGTCAACAGCTGCTGTCGAGGCAATTCTCAAGACTTACGCAGAGGATTTGACTACATGTCTCTTCTTCGGTGATATGTCGCTTGAGGACAACGCTGACGAGGAGAAGAAGAAGCTCTCTCTCTATGACGGTTTCCACACTGTTATCAATCACGACATCGAGGATGGTATCATCAGTGCTGCCAACGGCAACCTCATTGCTCTCTCTGAGGCAATCACAGTTCCTAACGACTCTTCTGACTCAACTCCATTCGACGTAGTTCAGGAGTGGTACACCAAGTGGGATGCTCGTCTGCGTATGCAGAAGAACGTGAAGCTCCATTGCGATATCCTTCGTGGTATCTACATCGCACAGGGCTACGCTAACAAGTACCATGGCAATGAGAAGGTTAATTACCTTCCTAACGGCAACTTCACTGTGCCTGAAATGCCTCGCGTAGAGTTCTGTCCTTCTGACGCGTGGGGTGTAGGCGGTCAGCTCATGGCAACAATCAAGGATAACCTCCAGTACGGAGTTGACAACCTCAATGCCAAGACCTTCGTTAAGGTTCGCATCGGTTCTGACGACGACGAGCAGGATGTAATCTTCCAGATTCAGTCAATTCAGGGCACACGTCTCATGAATCCTCTCGCTTCTGCATTTGTAATTTCAGACGGTTCTATGCAGTGTGCTCTCGTTAGCGGTGACAACGTTCACACCAAGATCATTATCACTTGCGCAGCAACCGATGGTACCGTCAAGGTGAACGACGTTGCTTACACAGCACCTGTTTCAGTTGCTGAAGGATCAGTAGTTAAGCTGAAGGCAGAGCCTGAGTCAGGCAAGAAGTTCGTTCAGTGGAGCAACGGTAAGACCACTGCAGAGATTACAATTCCTACTGCAAGCCAGACTTACATTGCTCTGACAGCAATCTTCGAGGACGAGTAAGTCGCACGTGAGTAAACATTCCAACCGGTAGAGTGGTTCTCCACTCTCCGGTTCTCTTAACAAACCCGTAAAAAGCAATAAGACTATGGCACAAGAAACATGTCCAGTTCTTGAGGATTTCCTCAACTCTGATAATTGCACCGAGAATATCGCCGGTACCTCTGCGGTCGCTTACGTTTTCGTGAAGTCTGACCTTGCAGCTCCTCTTACTCGTACTAAGAATGTGTACGGCACTCCTACCTTCAAGAGTGGTAAGGGTCTTTACAGACTCGACTTGAAAGATGAGAGCCAGCAGATCAAGGGCGAGAGCCAGGGCAACAACAAGGGCTTTAACCTCACCTACAACAACGTCATCGACAAGGTGAACAAGAAGATGAGCGAACTTTCTCGCGCATTCAATAACCTCGACATCGGTATTATCGTTCCAGACGGTGAGGATAGCCAGATCATGTACGATCCTAACCACCGCGTTCAGTTCCAGTCTGGCGGTATCGCTTCTGATACTGGTGCTGCAACAGGCGACGACCGTCAAACCACCATTGAGGCTCATCTCAATGGGGTACTTTACGACAACCTGTATGTAACAGCTCCTACTTCTGGAGGCTGGGATTCTCTCCTCGCTTCTGCAGCAGCAAGCGGAGGCGAATAATCGAACACGCATAACTGTCCCAGATGAAGTTCAACGCGCTTCATCGTCCTTCCGGACCCAACCGACTCGCACTCGGTTGGGTCTTTTTTTACATCAAAATCCCCGATACTTAGGAAGTCCCCGATTTTGTCCCAAGCGAATCCCCGATTTTAGCGACCTTTGCTGGTGAAATAATTAAATCATCAATTCATTCATTCATCAATTCATTAAAATATGGAAATTAAGTTATTCTCCGTCATGAATGCCGAAGAGCGGCAGGAGTGGCTCGAAAAATTCCAAAAGTGGGTCAGTGAGGAATTGCCGGAGATTGAAGCAGGCAATATGGATGTATCGTCGATGGAGCGAGGTTTTGACTTATTGCTGTCTTTTGGCTTCTGCAAGACCATGGTACGCGAGGCACGCGCATTTCTTAACTACAAAAGTTATGTTCGTCCTGTTCGTCGTTGCGTAAATAAGATCTCCGCAGAAGTGCAGAAACAAATGGCCGTTTCTGTTGACCTTACCAATCCCGCCTTACTCAAGTCTCATGTAGGCAGACCAACTAAGGATGAACAGGCTGCCAGAGCACTCGCAGCAACTAAGGAACGGAAGGAAAAGGAGAAGCAGACGCAGACTCTTTTCGGTGACGGTGGAAGCATCAACACCCCAGAAGCTGCTGTTCCTGGCAGCGTAATCGGATCGCTAAATGCTTTCCACGTCGATCAGCTTCGTTGGCTTATGAGCGATTCTCTAAAGGCAGAGGCAGATACTATTCGCGACCTTCGTTCTCAGGCAGCAGAAGCAGCTACACGTGCAAAGCAGATGGCAGAGGACGGATGTAGCGAGGATGCCGTTGCTGAGTTTGCACAGGCAGCAGCTACATACACAGAGCAGTATGAGCGCATCTATAACGATATCGACCGCGAAATGGCTTACATGTACGTTCGTCTGAAGGAAGATGCAGCGGCCATTGATTTCGTTAAATCGCAAGGCGTAGATCCTTCTGAGCTCCGCACACAGTTACGCCCGTATTGGGATAAGGTGGAGAACAAGGAGCCTTTCAAAGAGGAGGTTATTACATTCATCAAGGATAACGACCCAGCACAGGCAGAGCTTCGTGAGGCAGAAGAGGAAAAGCAGAAGAAGATAAAGGACTGTATTAAGTATATCATGCGCAAGGACAAAGAAAATACGCCTAAACGTATCGAAGGCATTCAGAAGCGCATAGAAGAACTTGTAGAACTTATCGGCGAAGAAGAAGCCAAACCTTACTACGCAATCCTTGATGAAGCAAAGTCAAATCCAGCTCCAGCGAGAAAGGATAAGAAGTAACAGATTTTATTTTAACTATAAAAACGACAGTTATGAAAAAGAGTATTTCAGCACTCGCAGCAGCAACCATGGCTATGGCTGCAGGTATGATGTCAAGTCCTTCCGGACAGGAAGTAGTTCAAACCGTAGCCGACGGCGTACAGGTTACACAAGGAGCTTCAGCTCGCACAACTCCTGGAAGTGGTGTTGCTCAGGCTCAGCGCGCAGCAGTTCAGCAGAATCTCGCCATGATGAATCCTTACATTGGTTTAGGCGGTGACGGTCTGTACTACCGAGGTGACGGAGGTCTTTCTCCAAAGGAATACGGCATCTATCTACTCCGCTCTGGCAAGAACAAGTACAACAACCGAAAGCGCAAGCACTACGCAAAGATGAGAGCATAACACGCTCTCCTACTCCACCCTAAAATCATTCCTATCACGAAATGTCAAAACCTTCAAAGAATTACCTCGAAAAAGTTGAACGATGGCTACTTGGTGGTGTAAGCATCCGACAGATGGTTATGTCGCCCGATCAGAAGTTCCGTGCACGACTCGCATACGAAGCATATCAGATATGGCTTCAGGATAAGCAGATACGTCCTACAGACATAATGCGTCGCCTCGCTTCACGCGAATATCCTATTCTACTTGACCGCGCTTCCTCGGGTGACGAGGAAGCGAAAGAGTACGTAGAAGCCATGCACGTCCGTCCTGGCGTTCCTCGGACACTTACCGAGATAAGCAACGATGTGGCAGTATTCAACTGGCTTATCGGTCGTTTCGATACACCTACAGAGAATATTGAGAAGGCCAAGGTGCAGGACGCATCAGATTGGCTTATTCGTGAAGGAATGAAGATGGGTGATTCTCGCGCAGTCAAGAGTGGTGCGGATATAAAGATGCAGCTCAACAATAACTTCCAAGAGAAGGAGGATGCAGCCGCACATATGCCATCTACTGACATCAATATCACTGGCGACGTTTCCATCATCAAGTCTGACCGTAAGTCGCTTACACCAGAAGAAGAGCGTGCACTCAAACGTAAGTACGGTGTTACAGAGCGTGAATATACCGAAATGGTTCAGCAGGAGGACGGAACCTGGAAGATGGCCGATGAAGAACCTGACAAGGAAGAAGAGAAGGACGTTTTTAACCCTATCGGTAACGAGTTCTAACACTACACACCTGTATGCAGACACGAGACGTATATCTCAATCACAAACAGCAGCAGCTGTATTACACTCAAGCAAAGGACGTGCGACTGTTAGCCGCACGTCGTTTTGGTAAGACGGACGGTAGTATAGCCCCTCGCATCTATGCAGTAAGCCAGTCTATGCCGAAGGCTACAAACCTTTGGCTCGGCAATTCGCGCAAGCAGTTATACACACGTACCGTTCCAGGAACTATCGCAGCACTTGAACGCGTGTACGGACTGAAGGAAGGAACTCATTTCGGTTGGGGAAAACCTCCGAAATGGGTACCAGCTCCAGTCATCAAGCCGAAGTCGTGGGAAAATGTAATATGGTTTGCCAACGGTACGATATGGCAGCTCATATCTCTCGCAGTTTCTGGTAGTGCCAACTCTATAACTGCCAATTCAATCATAGCCGACGAGTGCAAGTTTATGTCGAAGGCAAAGATTGACGGTGAAGTAATGCCTGCACTATCCGGCATTACTCATCCGTTTGGCGATCCAGCTTTCTCTGATGCCAATCCACTCTACAAATCCACATTCTTTGCGTCGGATGCGTCGCTTACAGCCAAAGGTAATTGGCTTGAGAAGGAAGAAGAAAAGCTCGAACTGAAAATAGAAAATGGTCCTCTTGCTGGTAAGACTTATCAGGAAGTACAGGATGAACTGTTTGCCTACGCAGATCGCTGTATCTACTTCAACGAACTCATGCGTAACGCCAAGATGACCAAGCACCAAATAACCGTTGTTCGTCCGGAACAGAAGGAGGCTGTCATCGTCAAGGCACATGCCATTATGGAGCATAGCGGTCCGTTCAAGGTTCTCCCAAACTACGGCAAGCGAATCAATAAGGCATATCTCGACCAGTGTATCAACTACAAATTGATTACAGCGGAAGAAGCCGAACTTATATTCAACTATGAGTATCTGATTACTCCGGAGGAGCACATGGAGCTGACCGCACTCCGCAACTCTAAGAAGTACAAGGAACACATCCTCGAACTTCGTCGCAACTCCTTCATTTTCATGCGAGCTTCTACTATAGATAACGTATCAATCGTCGGCGAATCATATTTAGCCCGTATGAAACGAGATTTGCCTCCAATAGTGTTCGCTATTTCGATATTGAACATGAAGCAGGCAAAGTCTAATGACGGATTCTACTCCAACCTTGACGTAGAGAATATTCACGGCTACATTCCGGATGATTGCCCTGCTATTGACTCTGCCATGACACTCAAGACCGCTTCTACGGTCCATGGTGGTCAGCAGATAGACACGAGTTACGAGACACCAGACTTTGCCGAACTGCAGAAGGTAAAAGACTGCACGCTTGATGGGGACGTTCACGACAACCTTCCTATGTATATCAGCATGGACTACAACGCAAACATCAACTGGGTCGTTACAGGTCAGCTCTATCGCAGGGATAATCAAGAATGCCTCAATGTGCTCAGTTCCATGTATGTGAAGAATGAGCGAAAGTTGAAGGAATTGATGGCCGACTGGCACCATTACTATAAGCCGAAGCAGTCAAAGTGTCGCGATGTGGTTTATTTCTACGATACAACTGCTAAGTTCCGT